TAACGCTAACGAAGCTAATGACGTGTTTAAAGTTTTAGGGGCGCAAACCTTACGTCCTTCAGCCATACAGCCCGGATATGTAAAAGTTAAAAATCCCTTAGAGATTGGAATAGAGGGCGGTGCTTGGAGTCCTGAGACAATGTTCTATGAATTGTTTAACGAAAGAGAAGCAAAGTCTTTTGGTAATACTGAGTTCGCTATAAATAAAATACTAGTTAGTATGGCGCTAGACTTTGGTGAAGAAGTTGACACGCTTAGAAAAGATCCTGAGTTAAAAGCAATAGAAAGAGACTTTTATAAGTACTATCAAAGAATAGGGGCAGAGGACTTTGTAGACATTGAAATATACAAAGGAGATAGAAACTTTGTTGATTCTATAAAGGATGAGATGGAAGTAGCGGCCTTAAACAAAAGGCTTATGAATTGGATTGAAGGTTTTGGTTATGATTCAATTAGATATAAAAATGCTTTTGAGCCTTCTTTCCCAAATGAAAGCGACTACTCATACATCTTATTTAGACCAGAACAGTTTAAGTCTGTCTTTGCTAGAAGTTTTGATCCAAAAGATAAAAGAGCTTCTGCGTTCCTTGGAGGATTACTTAATAGAAAACGTCTTTCTCCAGAGGAAGCAGGGTATACGATAAAGGAAGGCGATACCTTAGCTAAGATTTCTCAAAGGAGCGGCGTAGCTATTGAAGACATTCAAAAGTTTAACAGCATAGAAGATCCTAACAAGATCAGGGCTGGAGATTTTATAACACTTAAGAAGCCCGTAGAAAAGAATCAAATGCTAAAAAACTTTGTTGACTATTTAAATCCTTTTGCAGGCGACAAAACAGCTGATGACTACGATACTGAGGTTATTAAGCAGTTAAGGACTGCAGCGAAAAACGCGCTTAGGAAAGGAAGGCGAAACATTGAGTACGGAGATTACTCAGGTGAGAATGTTAAGGCCCAAGTAGGTAGTAAAGCGCAGCGTGACAAAGACAGCACTATAAGAAAGATACTAACAGGTACTATGAGTCCCACTGAGCAGGCAGCTTGGTCTGTTGGGGGAGGTCGCATTGTAATAGAAAATGACAACGTCTATGTAACAGATACGTATGACTTTAGCCGTATACCAAAAGAAAATGTAAGGGATACATATGGGCAGGTGCGTTACATTATGGGAGAAGCTGAGGCTGCTGGCCTACCCTTTAGTAAGTTCGATAGTAAAATCTTCATAGGTAAAGTAGGAGACTTTGGCTTAAGAGCGCGTCGAGCTAAGGGTGGTCGTCTTGAAAAGAAAAAGATGAAGTGTAATAAGCCTAAGCGTACACCGAATCATCCCAAGAAATCACACGTCGTAAAAGCCTGCGAAGGAGGCAAAGAAAAAATAATTCGTTTTGGTCAGCAGGGAGCTAAGACTGCAGGCAAACCAAAGGCAGGGGAATCTGCTAAGATGAAAGCAAAACGTAAAAGCTTCAAAGCGCGTCATAGACGCAACATTAAGAAAGGCAAAATGTCAGCTGCATATTGGGCTAACAGAGTTAAATGGTAGGAGATAACATGACAATTAGACAGGCACTTAAATCACGAACAGTACAGTATGGCGTAGCTCTTGCTGTTCTTTCAGTTCTTCAAGGCTTTGTAGGTTTTTTACCTACTAATCCAGCTGTTCAAGCAATGGTAGGCTGCGCGATTGCAAGTGGAATTGTTATACTAAGATTCATGACAACACAACCAGTGAGTAAAAAATGACAAAGAAAAGAACAACAGCAAGAAAAGGAAAGTCTCGTGTTAATGAGGCGGGTAACTACACTAAGCCAGCAATGCGTAAGAGACAGTTTAATCGCATTAAGGCTGGCAGCAAAGGCGGTGCGCCCGGACAGTGGTCAGCACGTAAAGCTCAAATGTTAGCGAAGGCTTACAAAGATGCAGGCGGTGGGTATACGTCATAATGAGTAAAAAAGATCCTAAAGTAGGCACAGGCAAAAAGCCAAAAGGCTCTGGTAGACGTTTGTATACGGATGAAAATCCTAGAGACACTGTCCCTATAAAATACGCTACACAGCAAGACGCGAGAGATACTGTCAAGCGCGTTAAAAATGTCAATAAGCCTTTTGCTAGAAAGATTCAAATACTAACTGTCATGGAGCAACGCGCTAAAGTGGCTGGTAAAAAAGCTCAAGCAGAAATAGCGCGGCGAGGTAAAGAAGCCATACGCAGACAGCACGAGAGAAAAGCTTAAACTAAGGGAAATAATTGTATGTGGACTAAACCTACTTATCAAAAGATTCGTCTTGGTTTTGAAGTCACAATGTACTTCAAGGCTGTCTAAAATTAAGGAAAGCTATAATGAAAAAAACTCAAAAGTCTTTAGCTGATTGGACAAAAGAAGATTGGGGAACCAAGTCTGGTAAGCCTTCTACACAGGGTTCAGAAGCTACTGGTGAGCGTTATCTTCCAAGAAGGGCTAGAGAGTCTTTATCTTCAGCAGAATATGCCGCCACTTCTAGAAAGAAACGCGAAGATACAAAAAAAGGTAAACAGTTTTCTAAGCAGCCTAAAAAGATTGCAAAGAAAACTGCGCGTCATCGCTCTAATCGGGGCGGCTTAGTGGCTTCCTCTATGAAAGTTAGTAAACCCTGTTGATAGCATCTATTTCTTTTTCGAGTTTAGTGTGTATATCTTCAGTAATTTGTTTAAAAGATCTGATGGCCGCTCTAACTAACACCTGATTCTCTTCTTGTCTAAAGACTTTTTTTATGTCTTTATCAGGAAGCTCAGTAAACTCAGTCATGAGCATGCCATCAGCATCAACAATAATACGAAACCCGATTATTGTTCCCTCCCTCATACGGCTATCTCATATGGTCGTAAACTATATCCAAACCTTCAAGATAATCCTGAGACTCCATCAATAGTTTTAATTGTTTTTCAATGGCTTCATAAAAGGCATCATGATCATGGAAGGCCATTGGGTTACTGATAATAACCTCAATAGCCATCACATGTTTCTTTACATCTGCCTCATAGTAAGATCGCATAGTATTTAAAATATTATCAGGATCTAACATCTTCCCCCCTTAAACCTCACAGTTATTGCCAGTGCATGCTAGTTGTTGACTTCCTTCAGTCATGTCTGACTCTTCTGAAATATTCCAATCTATTTCTGTAGGAAAATCTTTTTTTAGTTTCTCGTAAGTCTCTAAATCAACAGGCTGATAAGGTGCTTGCTTGTACGTATGTTCAGAGTAAGGTAAAAAACTTACACCACTAATCTTATCAAACTTATTGTACAACCACTGACCAACCTCAAGAAACTCATTGTCACGATAGTAACAGGTCATTGACGGTTTATGTTCACACCAAAAATCCTGATAAATTTCCCACAGTTCTAACTGCTCGATAGCACCCATCTCAGAGGCCGTCACAGCCCCGTCAGGCGATTTTATAGGGAAGGAGAATACCTTGGTACTGGGTGACCTTAAATCGTCCTCTACAGGGACTCCTGCGGCCTCAAGGACGGCACATAAAGGGTCTCTTGAGTCTGCGCGTACCGTTCTAATGTATTGAGATGAATATCGGGGATGTATTCCACTCGCACTGTCAACAAGTTGACTAACAGTGCCGCTAGGCTTGACAGCAGTAATAGCAGTAGAAATATTAATACCAAGCGTTTTAGCCCATCTTTTATTCGTCTCGATAGCTTCTTGACGTAGTTCAGTAAGCCAAGTTTTAAGTACACCTTTATCTCTCCTTCCAGACATCGTTGGATGATCCATAATGCCAGTTAAGCTAACGCCTAACAAGGCCTCCTCTTCTGTGTTGTTTTTCCACACCTTACGAAGATATCGGAAGTCAGTTAGGGTAGCCTGTAAAGTTCCAAGGATAGCTGCAACACGTACTTTTTGTTTGAGGTCTGACAAAGTATCGGAAGGCCTGACAACAACTTCTGATAAATTACAGAACTGATAGGGTCTGAGGATGATTTCGCTACATGGATTAGTTCCAAAATCATAGGTAGCATCTCGTCGCTCGTTCTTTGCAGCTTGCTTTTGACTTGCGACTCTAGAGAACATACCCCGCTCTCCTGATTTTGATTCATATAAGCTTGTCCATTCATTTAAAAAAGCCTCGAAGTCTGGCTTCTCTGTATAACACGCAGAGTTGTTAGCTAAACCGCGTTGTGGGTTGTCAACATACCATTCGCCCGATTTACATCTTCGGAGTCTGTCGTCAGTGAGGTTAGACAAACTGATGAGAGCGCTTCTCCTGACGCCGCCAACGACGACGATCTGTGCAATCTTACAGCAGATATCGTGGCATTCAATTGAGGAGAGCCTACGGCCATGAGCTTCCCGAAAGACTTCAACGGTAAAGTTAAACAAATCGACAAGAGGTTCTGGACCAGATGCTCTACCGCCGAAAGTTCTAAGCGCGGCCCCTGCAGGTCGTACTCTAGATACGTCCCACTTTGGAAGCTGACCCGAATAGAGCAAGCTAATAAGTTCTCTGTAGGCTTTAGCCCAGCCAATCTTAGAATCGGCGACGTGTATAACGGTATCGGTGTCATGAAATTCCTCTGCTACTTCTGGTAGTTTAGTTACGTATTGACGCTCAACAGAAAAGCCTACGCCTGTACCACACATCAAGACGTACATCATCTCGTCAAACGCTTTAGGGTGATCAATGGGTAAGTAGCTACAGTTAAAGCCAGCTACATTGTCACGATCAAGTGCTTCGCCAGCCGTCATTAATGCTCGCATCGACGGCATAACATCTAACTCGTAAATACAATTAAATATTTCTGACTGATCAAACTCGTTTAGCTCTACGCGATCTACCCAATAATTTAAGTAACGGTTGACAGTCTCTTCCCAAGTCTCTCGCCGCTGCTCTTCTGGCAGATAACGAGCATATCGAGATTTGTGGATGTATTGTTGATAAGCATCCATCATTCTTCTTCCTCCCCCTTTTTTTCTTCTTCGTATCGTTTACAAAACACATGTGTATGTTCTTGATCTACACAAATCAAAGAACCATACATAGGTATGCACTTCTCTCTCACAAAAGTATGTGAAGCATAGTCAGCGCATATTCTTGTGTCAGGCTCAGTAGCACAACCAGCAACTAACAATAAAAATATTAATCTAATTTTCATTTATGTAGTACCTCTTATTCTTTTTTGGAGGTGCTTCTCCCCTTCGTTTAAATTTTTTTTTACGATTAAACTTGTTTGTTCTTTCTTGTTTTCTATCCGTCTTCATCGTCATTTCTTTTTGTTATGTCTATCCAATCATCAGGGATGCTATTCTCTGAAAACCATCTAAACCCTTTTGAAGATGCCCACTCAGAGTGAGATCTTTTTGTACCGTCTTTACGACGCTTTGCTTGAGGCATAGGGGCTTCTGGGTCGGCGAACAAAAAGACAAGCTCTACATTATCAGGTAGTGCTTTCGCAATCCACACATACTTATTATATTCGTTGTGGTCCCAGAAGCGCCCCTTCGCTTCTAAGTATACTTTCTTATTGTCGATAACTTTGATGAAGTCAGGGTTGTAAGTGTGTTCAACAATGTACTGAATCTTCTCTGTATGAAAGTTCCAATCATTAAGAATAGTTGAGTGCAGCTTATATTCCCAATTAGAATCGTAGCCAACAACAAGGTTCTTTTCTTGAGGCCGCTTTATTCTATGTGTTCTTACACCGCTTTTTATTTTAGGTTTCAATGTATTGTCTCGTTTATTGTTTTATCGTAAAAGTATGCTTCTAACGCCTGATAAAGCGTTAGTAGCGCATCGTCATCAATGTATTTATTTTCTATAACGCTAGTAGCGCAGATACAGATGAGTACTTCAATAGGTACTCTAGCATTCATTTGAAGTCCGTTAAGTTGTAAGACTCCACATCGCGCAGCGGGTCATTTTTTAATCTATGCTTTAGTTTTCTTTTTATCCAGCGCGGACTAAACATAGAATTCTTTAGAGTTGTTTGATTCCAATAGTAAGCATTTTCTGGAACGTAAGACTTGTAGTCTTTGGGTGATATCTTAGCGGCCTCTTCTTCTGGAACTACAGTCTTTAGCCACTGAAGGAAAATGTCTATTGTTTTTTTATTTATTTTTTTAGACAGCTTTCGGTTCATATTCTTCTACTCGCGGAGCAACCTCAACATGCGTTAGATACGTAATACCGTTTGAGTACTTAAAGCCACGCAGTCCTTGACCACCATTAGCATCCGCGTAGCAATCAAACTTATGAGGACAATAGTTACAGTTTTTATTTAATTTCATGTTGCCTTTCTTGCCGTCAGGCACGGACTCATAGCAGCGAGGTGGTGGTGTACTTAGCTTTAGTGCATCTTTTATATTTTTAATGCGCGTGTTTATGTTGGGCTTGTCTAGGTCTTCGGGCTGATAAAAACAAAGCTCACCGCTCTCCTTATTAATAACAAGAAAGCCCCCTTCCTCTGTATGCTCTGCTTCTTCATAGCCAGCAAGCTGCGACATATACCCAAAAGGATCGTCCTCAGCTAGACGACCTTCTTTAAACTTATTGAAAGCGATACGAGAAGCAGTCTTTATATCGACCACCTCACCACTGATCTTACAGTCGATATGGCCTTTGATGCCCTTCACGGTTACTTCTTTTTGTTCGTCAGTCACTGCATATCCTGCAGCACGTACAAGCATCAGCACTATTTCTTCAAGTATGTGACCATACAAGAATTTAATTTGAGTTGCACCACCTATAGAGTGGGATCTTGGTTCAGCTTTGCTTTCATACCATAGCTGTCGCAAAGGCCTGCCAATATTTGACATTCGCAAAGTGAACTCAGCATTCCTTTCAGAGGGTTTAGACCACTCCAAGATTGAAGATTTAATACGACTCATGGTCATATCTAGATCTTCTTCTTTTAAATTAAACTCTTTACCCTCAGATAATCCTGACAGCTGAGAATATATGTCATCAACGAGACTATGTAGTTTCATTTCCTATGCCTTACAAAACGACACTTGCGCGTTTCAGAGTTATAGTGCAGGTACTGAACGCCAAGCTCCTTTTGTTTTGGTGTCTTGACAGCTAGTCTACCATCTTTATAGGACTTCACATCAATAAGTTTTATTTGTCCTTCGGGATCTAAAGCAACAATATCAATAGGTCCAGTGCAGCCACAGTTCTTAAAGACGTGGTAGCCGTTGTCCCATAGCCATGTGATGGCGTAATGTTCTGCTAAGTCACCTATTCTACTTGGATCATGTTTTATTTTCATTTAAAAAATCCTCTAGTGATTGTAGGTTTGCCTGCTCTACAGCATGTAGTTCACCCCACCCCAAATTAGTTACTGTATTGGTGTTAAATATATTTTCCCTTTTACAAAAGCCTGCACAACTATACTCTGGAAAAGAACCTATCATTAGCATGTAATAATCACAAGACTTTTTAACTTTATGTTTAGCGGCAATTAGCTTACCTGTTTTGTATTTAGTAGTTTTAACATCAATTGTCAAAAGGCCTAAACTCAAATCATGTTCTGGAATTTTTTCTATTTGTAAATCGGGCCAAAGATTTAAAGTTTTTGCAGCTGCCATTTCAGATGCAACACCTTCTAAATCTGTTTCATAATTAGATTGTGGTCCTTTTTTATTGTCGGTGATACCGTTGTCTCTAGCATTTTTATATCTTTGTTTAGCAATATAAGTAGCAATTTTTTGCTCTGTTTCAGTGAGTCTCACTCCAGTTATCCCCTATTTTATATTCACCATCTAAGTCACAAAACAAAGAAAGCGCATACCCCGCTTCTTTGATGGCGTCTACTCCAAGCTTCCCCAGTTCTTCAGCCTGATCCTCACGTACCTCGACTTGCCATTCATCATGAACATTACAAACAAAGTGAGCATCAAGTCTATGTTCTTTAATTTTGTTATTTAATATTATCATTGCCTGCTTCATGACAATTGCGCCCGCGCCTTGAAGCAAAGTATTTAAAGCGGCATGCTCTGAACGAACAAACAGCTTACGACCATCTAGCGCCTTGAGGTGTCCGCGCTTAGACGCTCGTCCAACTCTGTTCTTAAGAGATTTAAATGCAGGTCTACTATCGAAGAAAGATTGTCTAAGTCTCTTACCATGTTCTGCGTTTCCTCCAACCACTGATCCAAGCTTTGCATCTCCTGCGCCGTATAAGAGTGCATAGATGAAAGTTTTCGCCTGACTTCTTGATTCAAGCCCCGCAGCCAACTGATTTGCTGTGTGTATGTCTCCGTACAAAATTTCATTTTTAAACTCCTCATCCTTCATGTAATGAGCAAGCATTCTTAATTCCAGCCCACTAGCATCTATCCCCACCAGTTTGTAGCCGTTAGCTACAGTCCAACAAGCTCTACACTCCTTACCATAGGGAGAACCAACGCTAGGTACTTGTGCCATGTTAGGACCGTTATGAGTCATGCGACCTGTAATAGTTCCGTTAGGATTTACATAGCCTCTAACTCTGTCGTCGTTATGTATTTCTTTTAGCCATGAATTAACTTGAGCCAATCGTTTCTGCAGCAACAAGTACTCAGCGATTAGTGTGGCTTCAGGTATATTTTTTATTTTACTTAAAGTAGATTCATCAACAATTGGCTGGCCCGTAGGCGTAAACTTCTTAGGCTTCCACCCAAAATCAATTAGGTACTCGCCTATCTGTTTGCGTGAGCCAAGGTTAAACGGAACTTCTTCTGTGCGTGTGACTTTGCGCTTGATGGATATTTCTTCGTATTCTTCTTTGGATAAGCGACTTTTTTTGTCGGAGCCTTCTATCTTTGCCATCTTAGATAGCGCTCCAGTTTGGGTGAAGTGTGCGCGTAAAACTGTTTTTATTTTTCTAGGTCTAAATGTTTTTTGTACTTCTTTCTGCACTTCTGATAGCCGTTGAGTGAACTCAGCTACCAGAAGTGATGCGGACTTTACGTCGAGTAAGAAGCCTCGCTCTCTCTGTGCTGCAATAATGCTTAGAGCCTCATGCTCTATGTTGACGCTCTCTGGACTGAATCCGCGAGACTCGTGCTTTAGCTTATTAAATAGTTTTGCATTTAGGACTGCATCATTGCGGCAGTAAGTCAGCATCTCTGGGGTATACTCACCAAACTCCGTATGATCAATTTTCTGCATGCCAATCCGATAACCCCAAGACTCAAGACTATGCCCTCCCTCGCGCGTAGGGTTGAACAGTCTTGAAAGAACAAGAGTATCAACGATCTTTTTATTTTTAGTAAGATCTACGTTGTGAATCTTTTTAATTGCTGGGAGATCATAGCCAATAATATTGTGGCCTATGAGTTTGTCAGCAGTATCAAGATAAGCCAGACCCTCATGAATCTGAGAAGGATTATAGGTTTTGGTTTCGCCCGAATCAGGATCTACTGCAGCGATGCACCAGATCTTAGTAGGCTCAAGGCTGTCAGCCTCAATATCAAAGACGATACTTTTCATAGTTCTAGTTGTTCTTCGTTTATTTCTTCTTCGATTTCGGATAGCCGCCCTGTATCTTTGTTGTACAGTAAGTGTGTGGCTACTCCGACATCCCCCGTATATCTAGACTTTAATATTCGTACCCTTGTTGTCGAAGCCTCAATAGGATCATCAGCTTGCTGGTTGCGCTCCAAAGATATAATACAGTCAGAAAGCTGACCAATGCTTTGTGAACCTCTGAGATGGTTGATCGACGTTTCAATACCATTTTCATGCCCGCGATTCCCATCAACTCTTCTTAAATGAGAGACAAGTATGAGTCCTATCCCCGTCTCTTCAACTAAAGTCCTGAACTGGTGCATGATCGTATCAATATTTCTACGCTCATCACCGTCATTAGTCATGGACAATAACATATGTAAATGATCGAAGACAATCCATTTACATTCCAGCCCCATTGCCATGAAACGTAACTTACTAAAAATACTATCAACATCGTTCATACCTAAGTGAGCATGAACAAACACCCTGTTCTTATTATTGCCATCGTACAGTATGCCAAATAATTTATCTAATTCTTCTTCGCTAAACTGCGCTCTAATTCTTTCGATGTGTAACTTAGCGTTAGCTTCAATAGAAAGTATGCCATCGACAGTGCGTCTCCAGTCTTCTTCTAGGGCTATGATGCCGACATTATCTCTCGTATTAGTAATTAACCAATGCTCAAGCTCTCGCGTAACACTTGACTTACCAAGGCCTGTGCCACCCGTTAAAGTAACTAACTCGCCTTGCCGTAAGCCCTCTAGCTTTTCATTGAGGCCCTGCCAAGGGTATTGAATTGATTCTCTTTTCTCACGCTTCTTATAGTTATCGCGCTCCTCTGAGACGTTTAGGATTCCAGAGGGGGTATATACTTTGGATGCCCACCAAGCCGCCACAAAAGCTTTGTGCTGATTCTGTCTCAGCATCTCGTTAGCATCTTTGAATTCTTGCGGCAGCGTCATCATCTTCGCTTTGCCGGGTTTCAACAAACGAGCAACTTTCTTTGCAGCCTCTCGTCCCATCTTGTCGTTATCAAAATTTATAACAACTGAATCGAACGACTCGATAAATTCTAAGTTTTCTTGAATGTCTTTAGCTGCACCAGACGCACCGCTTTTAATTGAAACTACAGGCCACTTACTACCAAGCAGTTCGTATGCTGCCATAGCATCACACTCACCTTCTGTAATAGTAATAAACTTACCGCCCGCCTGTGCAATCTGCTGACCGAAAAGCCCCGTGCCTTTTGGCGAGCCAATCCAAGTAAACATCTTTTTGTTACGACGTACTTTTGTCGCAACCTCTTCATTGTTGATATAAGCAGGGTAATGATGCTCAGTAATATTACCCTCTGAATCTTTGACAGACCTTACACCATATACCTTAGCGGTATTGAGTGAGATTTGCCTGTCTGTTAACGCATGGAAAATAGTATTATCTGACAACGGTGCATTATCATTAGACCGTTTATAAGTAGTAAAGTCTGCCACGTTTCCCCCCATTGCAGCTTCATAATCTTTAAAAAATGTATCGCAGCTGAAACATTTTGCAGATCCGTCAGAGTTAATGGAGACAGGGTCGCTGCCTCCACAACTAGGACAGGGCTTGTGGTATTCCACAAAGGCCATTTTATTCCCCCGTTTGTTCTTCCTCCGTGATTAGAGCATCGTCAGTAAGTTCTTCTTGTATTTTTGTATTTAAAGTTACCATCGCTGCTTGCGCCATTACAATACGATCTTGCAAGCTACGAACGTCATTCTCAGCACCAAGCAAAAGTCTAAATGCAGCTTGACCATCTGGTGACAACAACGACACACGATAGCGTCTATCTTCATGGACGTAAGTCCAATCATCATCCATTACAATTCCTCCTCGTCGTCCAGCGCATCAAACTCATCACCGTCTGCTACGCCGTACTCAACTAACTCTAAGACTTGCATACCCTTGAAGTCAAGCCCTTTGTAAACCGTACCGTTCCAAGTGGATTCCCACTCGTTATAATGTACTTTTACTTTAGACCCATTGCCTACGTTGGTATCCATAGGGTTCTTGTTTCGATCTACTAGCTTAGGGGCTGGGTTAGGCTCACCCGTTTTCTTGTGGGTCTTGCGCCTAATAACCAGCGCTGGGCCTTCCTCCATATCTTTTATGGTGAAACCTCTAGATCTAAATGACTCAGCCACATCATCGCTAACAATAAGATTAACCGTATACACGGGTTCAAACTTAGTGTTCGGTGTTGTAACTGAAGCCCAGTAAGCTACGCCTTCAACAACTGCCATGTTTTTCTCCGTTAAGATTTACTAAATAAAAAGTCAATGTATCTAGGTATACAATTGTATACGTAAGATTCGTTTAGTTCTTTCTGATCCTTCTTGCTTTGAAGATTGATCCAGCTAATAAAATTTTTCATCGCTCTTTCATTCGGCAACTTAGTCCCCAACGAAAGAACAAACGCCTTGCACAAAACATCCTCAATCAATATGAAGTCTTCATCTTTCACTATGCCTCCTATAATGCACCTCCAGTTATCGTTGTCAACTTGATAGTATCTAAAAGTAAATTAAATCTCTCTACTTCAATATCTGAAAAGATCGTAAGATCTTCTCCAGTATCAACAACAAGAATAAAGGGATGTTCATCATCATCACTAAACTTTTCAAGAGCTTCAGATATCTTAGACTTTAAAGACATCTTAGGTTCTTCTGAAGTATTACTAAAATTACCTTTTATTACTTTCAACATTCTCTCCTAGCTATAAAGCTTTTAAGATTGTACTACGCCGAAGCGAAGTTCTCAACACCAAATTTTGTGAACAAGTACACAGGATCAACAACAAGATTGACACGACCAATGTCAGAGCGATCAG